TTATTTTTTTGTCTTTTTTTACTTTTCTTTAGGGTATATTCTGGCAAGGGAGGGAGGCCAAAAAAACTCCCCCGCCATACAGTTATTTACTTACATAATAACTAATATGTCTATTTATCTTGTCAATACAAAGAAAAACAGCCCGACAAAAGAAAAAAATAAAACATTTTGCTTAAGCCAGTCGAAAAAACCTTTTTGGCCTCCCTACTCTGCAATGCCATCTTGTTTTACCAAGACCACATTCAGCTAGCTTTTTGCTTGTTAGCTAAAGCCGACTACGCACTTCGTTATTAGACATAGGATTATCCCGCATTTGCCCTATGCCCCTTTTCTGGTTCGTTGCGTTACGCTTATCCAGCCGGAGACATGCTTGAGGAGGTGTGGCTGTTCCGGTTACTGCAATCTATCCTATTTTCCACATCAGGCGGATAGTCCATATTGTTGTAAGCCAACATAATAACGTTGTGGGAGACGGACTCTTTGTCAGGCAAGGTTGGTTTGTTTAGTTTTTTGGTTTGGTAAGTTTGTAGTTGGTTAGTTAGTTTTTTGGCTTTATAAGGTTTGTTAAGTTTTATAAGTGTTTGGAGGTTTGTATAAGTTTATTTAGTTTGTATGGTAGGTTACTTTTCTTTCACCCATTTGAAAGTTTACTATAAAATTAAAAAAAAGTAAATAGCTAATTGGTGATATACATTGTATCATTTGTCTAAAAAATCATGTAAAATACCAAGATGGAAAAATATAAATACGGAAAGTTATGATTCATTTGACCGCGCTTGAATGGGGCGACGTTATAAACCGCCGCCACCCTGAATATTCAGAATACGTAGCCCATTGGGAATTTTTGGAAGAAACCTATGAAGACGACAGGGAGTATTACAAAAAAAACATATTCCGTTACATCAAAGAGGGCAACCAGGAGTTCAAGCAAAGGGTTGAAAGGGCGACTAGGTTTAACCACAGCAAAGAAGTGGTTGATATTGTCGGCAAGTATATTTTCAAGAACCCTATTTTCCGCAATGAAACTGATGCCCCTGTCCAAATCCAAGAGTTTTGGAAAAGGGCGAACAAAAGCGGCAATTCCCCCATTTCAAAGTTTATACGGCAAATAGAAAAACAGTCCTCAATTTTTGGCAGGATTTGGATTGTCGTTGACAACACCCGCGCTATATCGTCAGACCCAAGGGAATACGCTTATATTGTCAAACCCCAAAATGTCCTTGATTTTTCTTATGACGAAAATGGGGAGTTAAATTGGATTCTCATCAGCGAAACTTACCGCTACGATGAAAACCCATTTGAAACTAATGCCCCAGAAAAAGAAAGATTTCGCTTGTGGACTAAAAACGAGTGGTATCTAATCGAAGAAGTCAACGAAGAAAAGAACCGTTTCTCCTCGCAAAAAGAAGGGGAGCTTATTGCTTATGGCGAACACAATCTCGGTTTAGTCCCCGCATTTCCGCAAGACCACAGTGAATCCGAGGAAGATTTCACCAGCCCCTCGCTAATCGCATCAATTGCGTATTTAGACCGCTCAGTGGCTAACTACATGTCAAATTTGGATGCCATCATTCAAGACCAAACCTTTTCCCAGTTGGCCATGCCAGCACAGGGCATGTTGCCTGGGGATGACGGCTATGAAAAGTTGATTGAGACTGGCACGAAAAGGATTTTTACATTTGACGGTGAAAACGGTGGCGCACCGTTTTACCTTTCCCCTGACCCAAGGCAGGTTGGGGTAATCCTTGATACCATATCCAAAATAATCAACGAAATCTACCATAGCGTAGGGTTGGCCGGGGAACGCACCAAACAAGACAACAGCATAGGCATAGACAACAGTTCTGGCGTAGCCAAGGCAATGGACAACGAGCGCATGTATTCGCTCCTGACGACCAAGGCAGCGGCTTTAAAGCGATGCGAAGTGAACATGATGAAGTTAGTCATGTTGTGGAATGGTCAGCAAGTTGAAAATAAAGATTTAGAAGATTTATTGGCTTACCCAGAGACATTTGATTCACGCGGTATTGCTGATGAATTTGTCATTGCTAGCAACCTAATAAAAATCAACGCCCCGGTTGAAATGCTCAAAGCGCAATACAAAACCATAGTCAGTAAGATATATCCGCAATACACCAATGCTGACAGGCAAAAAATGATTGCTGAAATTGATAAAATGACAGAAGAAAGTTTGCTGAAAATGCAGGGAAAGATGCAGCAAGTAGACCCAGCGTCCATGACTCCCAAAGGGAACCAGCAAGGCGAAGCTAACACGGGAAATGACATATCCCAAAAAAGTAATACACAAAACGCTTGACAAGTAAGTCACAACATAGTAAATTACTAAACAACGAACTAATAAATTTCATAACTCATGATTATTAAAAACAAATTTTTAGAAGAAAATACTGATGCCCCCGTAGAAGGCGCACCAGCCGAAGAAGTAAAAAAAGAAGAAACCAAAGTCGAAGATGTAAAACCAGAAGATAAAAAGGAAGAGTCAAAAATTAGCGATAAAGAGAAATCTTTGTTAGACGAGGTAATGAAACGCAAGGCTAAGCAAAAAGAATACGAATCTCAAATCAATGAATTGAAAGCTAATTTGTCTAAATTTGATGGAATTGATTTAGAAGAAGTTACAAATTTGCTCAATGAGCGCAAAACCGCCCAAGAAAAGAAACTTGAAGAGCAAGGGCAGTGGGACAAACTCAAAGCCCAAATGAAAATTGAGCATGAAAAAGATGTTCAAACAAAAAGCACAAGAATCGCCGAGTTGGAAGGCGAGCTAAAGAACAAAGTGGATTTGATAGAGCGGCTGACGCTAGGGAACAGCTTTGCCAGCTCTAAGTTCAGGGAAGAACTAACCTTATCCGCCAACAAGGCCAAAACCTTGTATGGCGACCATTTTGATGTAGTAGACGGCAATATCGTAGCTTATGACAAGCCACGTGGGGCGCAAGACCGCACCATGCTTGTCAATGCTGGCGGTGATGCGTTGGACTTTGACACGGCGTTCAAAAAGATTTTGGACTCCGACCCTGACGGCAAGGATTTCTACCGCCAGTTGGCAAAGCCTGGTGCTGGAAGCAGCACGACCAATGCCAAGCCATCCACTAAAAACACCCAATCGACAGCGACTGGGTTCGACAGGATTTTGGAAGCTTTGAATAGCCCAAAAAAGTAAAAGTTATATGCCCCACTTGGGGCTTGTTAGATGTTTTTTCTCCATATAGCCCCTATCTCTTGGGGCTTTTTTTTACTCACAAGTAATATATTATGTAGACAAATTATATTAACTTGTGGTAACATATTTACATAACTTATTGTATATACCCCACTTGGGGCTTGTTAGGCTGATAAGAGAGCTTCGGCGGATAAATTAAAGTTATATGCCTCATTTGGGGTTTGTTGGGCTGATAAGAGAGTTTTGGCTATCAACGTGATACCTCCGTTAAGGAGGATAAATGGAATTATCTAAAAAACTAAATATATCAGGGAGATATAGCAATGCCTTTATTGAAAGCAGAAGCCCAGAAACTCAGTAACAACCAACTGGTGGCTGGCGTAATTGAAGAAATCATCTATCGTGACGAAGTTTTCGCCCGTTTGCCTTTTATCCGCACTGACGGCAAAGCTTACGTTTACAATCGTGAAAACACTATCGGCACAGTAGATTTCTACGACCCATACGACAACTTTACCGAATCAGCGGCTGACTTTACCCAAGTCACCACTAACTTGCGCGTATTCGGTGGCGACGTTTATGTAGACAAGTTCATGAATGGAACTATGTCTGATACCAACAACCAACGCGCATTGCAAATCCAAGCCAAAGCTAAAGCAATGGGTATTGCGTTTAAAACCAACATGATTATTGGCGACAATGCTGCCAATGCAAAACAATTCGATGGTTTGCGCAAATTGGTAACTGTCCCGCAAACAATCTCTGCTGGCACAAACGGTGCGGCATTGACCCTTTCCATGTTGGATGACTTGTTGACCAAAGTTCCTAACCAAGCTGACGCAATCTTGATGCGCCGGACTACTGCTAATGCTGTTCGCGCATTGTATCGCTCATTGGGCGGTGCGTTGCCTGAAACTGCTATGTTGAGCGAGTTTGGCAATAGCTTGTTGACTCACAACGGCATCCCCATTTTGGAATCTGACTACCTCCCTGCTGGCGAAGCACAAGGTACTGCCCCCAACACCACGTCAATCTATGCTGTCCGTTTTGGCGGCGATGGCTTGAGCGGTTTGTATGGTGGCCCTGATGCCGGTATGGTTGTTGAATCAGTCGGCACACACCAAACCAAAGACAGCGAAATCATCCGTTTGAAATGGTATGCTGGTATGGTTCTACACAGCACTCGCTCTGTAGCAAGACTGCAAGGTATCACTAACGTTTAATAGTTAGCACATAACTAAGGGGGCTTTATTGCCCCCTTTTTTTGGTTTTGAAAAGGGAATTTCACGATGCCAGACGATTTATGTAGAAGGGAGTCTGACAAGTTGCTTTATACAGCCACTGCTGAAATTAGCGAATTGAAGCGTAGGCAAGAAAAGACAGACGACAAGTTAGACGAAATCATTGAAATGATGACAGAGCTTAAGGGAAGCGTTGACACTAAATTTGCCGAGGTTAATGGTTCGCTTAAGATGGGTAAAATAGCCGGGACGGCCATTATTACGATATTAAGTTTTTTATCTGGGATAGGTTGGCTATCAAATCCTAGCCAACCAGTCGGGGCAAGCGAGTTGAAAGTAAAAGTCACTCCAAGTAGTGAGCTAACTTATGCCTCGCCCAAAAAATAATATATACAAATTCAAAGGGGCTTAACCGCCCCTTTTTTTATTTTAAAAAATCACCAACAAGTGACAAATAGTGTATAATGATTTCAACTACAGTTTTGACAATAAACGGCTAATATCTAACATATAAACAAAATAATCATGATTAAACTTACACCAAAATACCAAATAGAAACGACTGAAAACTTAAAAGCACTTGCTAAGTCACTTGTCGAAATAACCGACGTAATGATTAGCATGAACCAAACCATAATCTCCCTAACCCAAGATATTGAAAACTTAAAAGACGAAATTAGAAGCAAAAATGAACAATGACAATACAACTCTAGATGTAATTTCCGCAATTCTAGCCGCTACATGGGTTTTTATTGCTGCCTATTTAATGACCGCCCCTCATTGCTAATATGATAACCGAACCCCAAAAGTGGCTGATTGGAATTGCCTTCTTTATAACATCTTTAATTTCTGGCATATTGATATACGAATTTTTCAATTTAGCGAAAGAAGTTATTTTGTTTGATGATGTAGAAGAAGCAATCGGGGCTATCAATGACCCTCAAAACGTGATAAAATAACTCACAACTTAGTATATAAATGGAATTTAGAAATGGCAAAATTAGTAGTTGACGAACAAGCATGGGAAACTTTCACTGGATTGCTTGGCTCGCTTGAGTTTGAAAATGGCGTAAGCGTCCTTGATGAAAAAGACATCCCAGACCATAAAATCCGCTCACTTTCAGCTATTGTCAAGTTGAAAAGGGAAGGGGATGATAAGCAATTAGGCGTAACGACTGAAATGTTAAGTTATGGCTCTGCCTCTGCCGACGATGCCATTGCCCAACAAACAAAGGTAATCGAGCCTGTAGATATTGAAGAATTAGCCGAAATCCCTGCTGACATCAAATTTTATACCGCCCAAGAGTTAGAAGAAATCGCTGACAAAGAGGGTATTAACGGATTGCGTAAAGCTGCCGAAGGGTTGCATGTGAAAGGTCGCTCAATCCCTGAATTGATGGATGCCATCCTTAAAGCCCAAGGCGGAAGATAAAAAATGTTTGTCCCGCCGTCAACCAACAATAACCTACCATTATCGTTGACATTTTCACTGACTGATGCTGATGGGAATCTTTTAACCCCAGCATCTTTGTCTTTGTTTGTCAACGATAACAACAATTTACAAGTTTATTCTCAAATAAATATCGCTTTTAACCAAGGCGATACCGAGGTAACTGTAAATATACCAGCCAACGCAAACACTTTAACAAATCCAAATGTTAGCGAATCAAGGTTGGCGAGGTTAGCTGTTGAGTTGTCTGGCGGAAGTATAATCAATCTTAAAAAGATATACATTGTCGAGCCAGTTACCCCGTTGACTGTAATGGTCAACTCTTACCAAACGTTACAGGAAGCATACCTAACCGCTTACTCTATGCCCGGTATGGAAAGTTGGTTATCCCTGCCAGAACAACAACAAGTGGCTACATTAAAGTCAGCCTTTAATACGTTAGGCAGGATAGCTTACAAGTTACCAAGATACACAATAGCCTTAACTAATATTGATGTTTTGTTGGGCACATTCGCTGACGAATACTATGTCATCCGTCAGATAAACCTAATTACTGAAACGAATTTACACGCATTGTCACGAGACTTTGTAAGCAAGTTAAAGCAAGCTCAACTGGTAGAAGCGAGTTTGTCTAGCGGTTTCGATGACGCTTACAACAAGCGAGAATCAGGCATTATGTCTGAAACCGTAGGCGAAAGTAGCATGATGTGGAGGCCGGGAAAACCCCTTTCGCTTTCCATATCAAAACAATCCGCAAAAATACTGGCTGGTTACATTTACCATGCCACAAAGGTTGGGCGCGCTTAAATGTGGAATGGCAACCTACCATGCACCATTGAAAGATTAGGCCGTTATGACAAATACGGCCAACCTAGCGTTTTAGAAAAGATAGAGACAAGGGGTTCAATAGTTCGCCTGGCCCCTGAAAGAATGCGCACGGCTATTCGCACTGACGCATCGGCATCAGGCGGCAATGCCCATGAACAAACTGATGATGGTGTTATTTTAATCAATCATGACGCTAACCCTGAAATAGGTGACCGTATAACCATCCTAGGCCACAAGCTAAAAGTAAACAAAATATACTACCGATACACCATCTTCGGAGCGAAACATCACTGGCAATGTTTTTGTAGCCGTTGGAAATAACCCATTGAAAAATAAGGAAATAAAGTGGGAATTAGGATAACTGGCGTTCAAAACTTACAATCCCGCATTAGCAATGTCAGCGAAAGGGCATCTAGGGGCGCAAGGGAAGGCATGGAAGCTGCTGCCGAAGCAATTAAGGATTTAGCCAAGCAATATGCCCCGGTAGACGAAGGAAGCCTTGAGGAATCAATCAAGGTAGCCAAGGCAGAAGATAGTAATTTTCGCAACAGGATAGCTTACACAGTTTATGTAGATGAGAATGAGCCATCTCCTAGGGGTGGAGTTGTCGGCAACTATGCCGTATGGATTCACGAAGGCAACTACAACTTGGGCAAAAAGTCACAAGAAAAGGCTATGGAAACTGGCATGTATGTGGGTAGAAAATTCCTTGAGTATGCGGTAGACAACCTCCACGATGAATTAAAAGCAACAATAGAAGCCAAATTAAAGCAAGGAATTGGGCACTAATGAATCTCGTCCCGTTTAGAAATGTATTATTAGAGAATGGGGTAAGTTTACCCGTTTTCATTTACCACATGCCGGAAACTGCCAACAAAGGCATTTTGCTTTTGCATCACTTGACGGGCGCAAAAAACTACCCCGACTTGCCTAACTATCGTAGAGCAAAATTCCAAGCCATCATTCGCCACACCAATTTCGAGCAAGGTTATCAAGCCGCGCTACAAGTAATGGATGTTTATAGAAACATCAAATTCATTACCAACGAGAATACCTACTTTGACTACATAGAGCCATTACATGACCCCGTAGCTTTCCCAGCATCAACAGGTGACTACATAGAGTATGGGGTTAACTTTGAGACTACTTACGTAGAAAGTAGAGATAATATTTGATGCTTGAGAAGTTAAAAACATCCCAAATCCCCGCAATAAGACAAAAGTTAGCCGATGAGCAAAATGGAATTTGCTTATTGTGTGAATTGCCTATAGATAAGCCATGTCTTGACCATCATCATAAAACGGGCTTTTGTCGTGGTGTATTGTGCCGCTCGTGTAATGTGCTAGAAGGTCGTATCACTAATAGCCTAGTAATTAACCGCATAACTCCTGAAAAGCTCCATAATATCCTAAAAAACTACGAAGCCTATCAAAACAGGCAAACAGAATATATTCACCCAAAGCACGGCACAAAAAAACGCCGGAAGAAAAAGGTTAAAAAAGACACTTGATTAAAATAAAAAAAAGTGTAAAATTTAGCGGTATCAATTTGGTAATATTGATAAAGTCTCGATAGGACTTGCCTACCGAGACTACGCTTATAGTTACTTACTTTTAACGGCTTTCATCAATTTAGTAATCGCCGTTATAAAAGCAGTGATAGCCCAGATAAGCTGAACCGGGTCT